AACTTTATCATCTTCAGTTAATGTAGATGTAAGTGTAATCATATCTATATGCTCTCTTCTTTTGACCATTCCTGTAATTACTTCCCATAGCACTCTTGATTTATTTTCATACCATACATCATTAGAAACAATGTATTTAGCTATATCATTATATTTACGAGGATTGTTTATAACGCCACCAATGACAGCAATCTCTATATCTGCTTCATTTGGTAACTTGTTCATTAAAATAGCTCTCCTTGTGCTGTTTTCTTGTTTATTATTTGTGCATAGTCTTCATTAAGTTCAATGCCTATCCATTTTCTACCAAGTCTTTGTGCAACACTTGCAGTAGTACCACTACCCATAAAAGGATCAAGTACCACGTCTCCCTCTTTTGTTCCTGCTTTTATACAAAGTTCAGGAATTTTCTCAGGAAATACAGCAAAGTGAGCCTCACCTGATTGAGCAGTATTGATAGTCCATATACTACGTTTATTTCTAAACTCTTGTGTTGGCTGCGTATTGGCTGCGATAGCATTTGCCATTGGTTCATCTCTTCTAGCATCATTTCTTAATGATCTATTATCTCCAGCATAAGCTGCTGGTTCTTGTATTGCTTTATAATCAAAATAATACCTAGGCTTTAATGAGAATAAAAATATATACTCATGTGACTTAACACATCTATCTTTAACTGCCTCTGGCATTGGATTAGGCTTATGCCATATAATATCTTGACGTAAATACCATCCATCTTTTTGCATAGAAAATGCTAACATCCAAGGCACTCCTGTTAAGTCCTTAGTTTTTAATCTAGGATGTTTTGGTGGTGCTTTACGTTGCATTCTATAATTACCACCTGTACTGTCATTAGTAATAGAATTACCACCATCCCAATGACCACCTTTAGCACCGAAATAAGTATCACCTATATTCAGCCATAAAGTGCCATCATCTTTAAGTACTCGTTTTGATTTATTGAACAATGTGGTGAGGTTTTTTACAAATTCTTCAGGAACAAGCTCCTCACCTAACTGACCATCTGCCTTGTAGTCTCTAAGACCCCAATAAGGTGGTGAAGTTACGATAGCTTGTACTGACTTTTCTTCTATTTCGTCTATTTTTTCAAGACTGTTTCCAATCAGTAACATTATTATTCTCCAATAGTTGAGAATACCTTTTCATTGTAGATTTTACAAGGGTCGGTGTTATTTTTACACCATACGATGTAATGCCTCCAATGTCACTGAGAAACGAAACTAACTGTTTCTCATAGAAAGTTATCAACCACTCGTGGAGTTGTTGTTCTGACTCGAATTTATCTGCGAAGATTCCCAAGGCTTATCCTTTGTTAACGCTGTCTCTATTGCTTCTTCAATATCACTTTCGTCAACTTGATTTACCTTATAAAGTGAATTGCCATCTTGCATTTCAAGAGGCTGTATTGGTTGGTTCTTATAATAAACTCCCCAATTTTCACTTTTAAGAATCTGCATTACTAGTTCTACTATTTCCATGACCTTTTCTCTTTCTTCTAATTTACGTTGTATGCATGCCTGTATTTGTGCTTCAGCACACAATGCCTCATCATATTTCAGATGCTTACCACCACTTGAATCTATATATACAGAATCAAGTTCATGTTTTAATTTTAGATCGTTGTTGTTTTTCAAACTCTTCTGTTTTAGCTTTGACGAAATCATTAAATCCTTCTGTATCTTCTTTAAAGGATTCTTTTCTGTAATCTAAATATAAGGTAAAAGCTTGTTTCATTTCAATAATTTCCTTATACAATATCTGATCGTTCCTGCTAAGACCTTCAATAGCATTAGTAATTTCTTTATTCGTTAATTTCTTTCTGCTCAAGTATTCTCTCTTTTTTTGCTTTCTTTATTTTCTTTGTACCAAATGACTCTTTATAGGCACAATCTCTACATATTATTAATTCAGTTCCAGTAAACCAACTCTTCCAAGAAAACTTACTTTTCATTGTGCTTGTCTTGCACATATTGCATACGTACAGATTTAATGGTTTTTCCTGTAGAAGTTTTATAACTGGAATTGCCATACTTCTTCTTCAGATAATCTCTTATCTTTTGTGCAATACTAGTCAACCTCTACTGTCTTTTTTGCTTTTCTTTTTGGTTTAGCTTTTCTAAGTTCTCTCTCATGTTCATCTAGTGCATCATGTAAATCTACATTTTTTGTTTGTTTAGTATTTACAAGTGCATCAGACAACTCTGCGACAACACCTTCTAGTATTTCTATTCTTCTTTGATGATCATCTAGCCTGTTATCTTGATCTATTGCTCTTCCCATGTTATCTCCTTGTTAGTCATTAGTTGGAAATATGTCTGAGATAATAACTTCCATTATCTCTACTCTTTCCTTTAGTTCCTTCTTCTCTCTTGTCAAGTTTTTTATAATGTCTAATAACTGATTATTAGCATCTTCTAATTCTTCTATTCTTTCAATGTTGGCAAATATAAGTTCTTGCCAGTCAACTGGAGGGTGACTATCCTTTTCTAATTTTTTCAATCTTTCTTCTAACTTTCTCTGTTCTTCGTTCTTCATTTAAAAGTAGAGCAGGCAGCTATGTGGAAAGTGCAAAGACCAGTTGCTGTTCATCATAAGGTAAACGTGAAGCGTACCTGCTTTTAATCAGTTAATTCTTTCAATTCTTTTAATAGCTTATCTATCTCAGTATTTCTTTTTTTATTTAACTCAACATACTTATTTGAAATTTCTATTATCTTTATAGTCCTTGTTTGTGGATGTCTTTTACTTATAATCTCAGATAATAATACATCTAATCTAAGCAATGTTGCACGTTCATTTAAAGTTAAATATTTATCATTTTTCAAACTAGGTTTAATATATGTACTACTAATCTTATCTGCTTCTTTTACATGTTTATCATGTACTGTGTATTGATAAGAAATTGCAAATACACTTGCGAATAATACTATTAACACTAATCCTCTCATCTCGTTTTCTCCTTATATTGTTTGTGATAACATCAGGGGGTATTTCTTTCTTCTCCTCATCTATATCCTCGAAGTACAGATAATGCCCAAAAAGATTTATACCCCCATCTGTTAATTTTGTGAGAGCTAATACCTATTTTAATTTACGTTTCCCTTGTTCAATTATAATATAGGACATCCTTTAATGCCCTTTGTATCAGCTCTCTTGTTAGAGTTTTTTACCACTTGGCTTTATTATCCCCAAGATGCTGCAACTTCCAGCCAGCTAATCTATTCGTCTTTGACATAAGATTTTCATATTGGTATATATTGTATAATCTCCAATCCTACCCATTGTGGAGAAAGTATTTATTCTTCTCTGAGATTATCACTTATGCCTACGAATTTTTAATATACCTATATACTGTAGCTCTACTTATATTAAGTCTTTTTGCTACTGTATCAGGTTTCATTTTTAATGCTTTTACAGCTACCTGTGCAAGCTTTTTCTTTAACTTAGAACGGAAGGTCATCATTACCCTTTGCAGCTATACGTTTACCATCTTGCCAAAGCTTTGTAAACTTAACTTTATATGATGGTCTTGAATTACCTTCGTCATCTGTCCAATCTTGACCCCTTCCCACAACTGCGACTACAGGTGTTCCATTTAAGTTATCAATCGTAAGATCAGGTAATAGCTGAACTTCTACAGTTTTACCATTGATTGTACGTTTTTCCATTGGTATTTCCATTCCAATAGATTGACAAAACATAAGATACTTTTTATTCTCAGCCGAATTAGATTCAAATGTATCTCCATTAGTAGGCTCTAAGTATCTAAACACTCCATCAGCAACTATTTCTTTGCCAATGTAATTTTCACCATGTATTTCTTCTCCCTTTACATGGTACTTGTTATGTCTATTCTCATCTGCAATCTTAACTTTAAAATTAAAGATAGATGCTTTTACTGTTCTTTTATTCTTTGTAAATTCCCTTGTAATTGTACGTGCCTCAATAATGTGACCTAAATGATCACCTTCAGCCATTGGAACATACTTTGGTGTAGTCTCTGCACTATCCCCATCTGGGATAAACAAAGCCTCTGTGTTTTCTAGTGTTTCAGTCATTGTTGACATTGTTACTCCTTATGTGTTTGTGTAATGTTCCATTGCTTTATGGAAATTACTTTGGTTTATTTGCCCCATGCTTATTTGATGTTTAACAGTATCAATTAAGCCTTCTTTTTCATTATCATCTAAAGTAGCAAGTAATTGAACAACTTGTTCTTCTGTTAATGGTGGACTTGGTGGTAAATCTTCACCTGCAAAAAGGTGTATACCTAATCCATGCAATGCTATTGCCTTAGCCAAACATCTTTGTATACTTGTATTTATTTGAAATGAGTTTGGTGATGTTATAGATTTATTTTGATGATCAAGAACAGGGTGTACTTGAGTCATCTCAATATCATTAACTATCACAGTTACTTTAACGAAAAAGCCACATTCCGTATTTATGAAAGGAACTCCATCCCATTCATGTACAATCCATGTAGCCTCTGGATGTCTTTTCTTTAACTCTCTCACAGCATATGCCCAACTAAGATAACTAAACTTACCTTTTTTCTCAATATGTTTAGTAACATCTACTTGGTCAAGCTCTGTAAAGTAGTTTGTTTTTTTAGTCATTATTTCTCTCCTTTATTTAAAATTTCTTTTAAACTTTCAATAGTTCTTAATTCATGTTTCGGTATATAGTGATTAATAATACCATACCCAAAATCTCTTTTTGGAGCTGCTAATACTTTATCTTTATATTCCCATCCAAGTAAGTGAGCTTCATCTGTTTCATCTATATATTGTGCTAATACATATACATCTGATACAACCTTTCCTT